ACTTGGAGCGATCCAGAGAAGATTGCTAAGTGCAATGACACACTCATTCCACATTTTACATTTGATCCAAATTATACTTTTGGTATTTCAATAGCAGTAATTACGATACTGTTAGCAGGTTATGGAATATACAGAGGATTCTTTGCAAACAAAGGATTAGCAGATCCTTGGGATGATCACGATGACTAATTTAATCGAAAAAACTGATCCCAGATACTTTTCACAAACAAGTGATGTGCCTTATGACCGTCATCACTATAAGATAGTTTGTCAAAATAAATCTTTTGTGGTAGAATCTTGGGACGAGGTTCAAGAATGGTGGTGGAATAATTGTCGTTCACCTTGGTTTGAAGGAACAGTTATTCACGTTATTGATAAACCAAAGAAAAAATCTAAAGGTTTTGCTTAATTATGAAACATTTACTTTTTGACTTAATAGATTGTCCTCCTGATCTTTTAGATGATGAGGATTTTGTAAGATTGAGTGCATGGAATGCTGCTAGAGAATCTAAATCAGAATTGATAAACATATCATGCCATAAATTTAAACCACAGGGAGTTACAGCACTAGCAATGCTTGCAGAGAGTCATTTAAGTATCCATACTTGGCCAGAGAAAGGTGTTGCAAAGTGTGACATTTTTACTTGTGGTGAGAAATGTGATCCACATAAAGCAGTAGATTACTTAGGTAAAACTTTTAAAGCAAACAAAATAGAAACTGATGCCTTTGACAGATTATTATGAAAGAATTTGATTATGACCTCGATTACAAAAACATTGATTTTACAATTGAAGAAAACCGCAAACTTTATCGTATTGGAAGGGGAGAACAAGGAGTGTTACTGGTTCGCCCTTATACTAACGATATATGCTCTCATTGGAGATTT